AGTAGACAATATTATGATGAACTTGCAGATTTATCTTTTTCTGATTTAGGTAATTCTAAAAGAGCTTTAAAAATTTATGATATCTTAGGAGATAGAGGTTTTGATCCAGCAGAAGTAGGAGATCATATAAGTCAAGGACTTGATAGATTACCACCCAAATGGAAAACTGGTGGTTTAGTAAAAAGAAAATCTGGTGGTAAAATAATGCAAGGCTATAAAGCCGGTGGTAAAGTTTAAATAAAGGAGAACAAAATGGCTTCAAATCTTACAGTTGCAATGGCAACAGTTGGAAGTGGTCCACTTAAAAGGGTAGATACAGGAGCTACCGTAGGTGGTGATGGTACGGTTACTCGTATAGTGGCTATACATGCTACAGCAACTGTATCAGGAATGATTGAATTAATAGGTGAGCAGCAGATTACAAATAAGACTGCACAAGGAACAGCTATTCGACTAGCTATTCAGGCAAATGGAGTAATTGATACTTATTTCGGAGAAGTTGGTGTACCGATTTACGGTAAAGTAACCGTATCTGCACCAGATGCTGGACCAGTAACTGCTATACTAGGATAATATCCTATGCCTAATTATTCGTTTCTCAAAGCTGATCTAATCAGTACATCAGAGAATGACTCAACAGAGTATGCGGATCAGATCCCAAAGTTTGTTGAGAAGGCTGAAGATCGTCTAGTGAAAGAACTTGATGATCCCGGTCTGGATAACTTTGTCTCATTTACATTTACTGCTTCTAGTCCTACAGTGAGTCTTCCTGTGGATGCTCTAGTTGTGAGAAATGTAAACTTTACCACAAGTACATCTTCTCTTAAAACTTCACTCCTGCAAAGAACTTATGAGTATGCCATAGATTACTGGCCTTATGCCAGTGCATCTGTAGGTACACCCAGATACTATGCCAGAAAAAATAATACATCTATTTATGTAGTTCCCACTCCTACTTCTGCTTTGGCAGGAGAAATACAATATACTCGTAGACCTCTTGCATTATCTTCTGCAACAGGAACAAGTGCTACAACTTCTAATTATTTCAGTGAGTTTACCTATAATGCTTTATTTAATGCTTGCATGGTAGAATCTTCCAAGTTTACCAAGAGCTGGGATATTGTACAGGTATGGGAGAGTAGTTACACAAATTCAATTGATGCCTTGAGAAATCAGGCCAGACGTATGAGACAGGATGACATGGAGACTCCCCGTAATCCAGTGGGAGGACCAGACACCGTATTACAAGGAGCACAGTAATGGTTAATCGTACTAAAATATCCAAAGAGATTAGTAGAGCTGCTGGCGGTGCTAGTCAAATATCTAAAACTGGTGAAGGTACAACTCTTAAACAAATTCAAGCTGATAGACATAAATGGGAAGTAGATCCAACGAGATCAAGTGGAAGACCGGGAGGTACTCGTTATCGTTTAAAAAAAGAACATAAAGAAGAACAACGAAAGTCGTTAAAAAACAGAACTTCACCCAGAGTTGTTTCAGCTACACCTAAAAAAAATGTAGAAATAACTAAAGAAAAACGTCCTCCTTTTGGGTTTACAAAAAAAGATATTCCTCTTCCTGCTAAGAAAAGAACAGCCAAACCAATGGGAATTGGAAAAGAGGATTTAAAGAAAGCAAAAATACGTAGAGGTTCTATTAGAGCTATAGAAAAACTTTTAGGAAGAGCTAGAGGAGATAAAGCTAGAGAAAAAGTTTACTCTGCACGAGGAAGAACTACCCCTTCAGTAGAAATACAAAGACTTCTTGATCCTGATTCTACAGAAGATCCATCAAGAGCAGGATTATATAAAAAAGGTGGTAAGGTATCTCGTAGGAAGGGTGGTACAGTATCTCGTTGGAAGGGTGGAAACCTTGAAGTTTCCCAATTTTATGATAAGTAGGAAATAGATTATGTCTACAAAAAAAACACCTGATGAAATAGCTATAGAAGAATTTGAAAAAGAGTGGAAAGAATTTGAAAAAACTGGAGGATATGAAGGTATTACTACAGAAGATACTGAACTTGATGTAGAGATTAACAAACGTGGTGGAAAAATTATGAAGGGTTATAAAGCTGGTGGAAAAGTTTAATAAAGGAGAATGAAATGGGACCACATACATTATTAAAATCTCCCCCTGATCTGGAAAAGATCAATGGGAAACCTACAGGTCAAGGTTATGGTGCAGCCAGAAAAGGACCAGATGTTGTAGGAACACCCCATCCTGTCGTAACAAATGAAAGTTATGAAAAGGGGAAATCGTTCAAGATAGAGGACATGAGTGTTCCGTTAATTCATGTAAAGTAGTGTGCCTTTTAAATCTGAAAAACAAAGAAAGTATCTTAAAGAAAAGAAACGTAAGATTTATGATAAGTGGAAAAAAAAGTATGGCACAGAAGTTAAAAAGAAAACAAGGAGGAAAAAAAAATGAATCATATTATATGTAGATTTAAAGAGCCTTCATCCTATGCAGCAATGGCAGGTATTCTTGCCATGATTGGTCTTTTATCACCAATCGGTACATGGCAAACCGTAGCCATGATTGCATGTGGTGTAGCAGGTGTTGTTGGCTTCTTCATGGGTGAACATCATCATGATCATGGTAAGAAGAAATAGTTTAAAATGGCAACGTCAGGAACATTTAACTTTAATCTAGATATAGATGAGGTGATCCAAGAAGCTACGGAGATGATCGGGGGAGAGCAAACTCTCGGTCATACTCCTGCTTCTGCTCGTCGTTCTATTAATCTTATGTTAAAAGATTGGCAGAACAGAGGTATTCTTCTTTGGTCTACCTATACAACTCTGGTAACGGTAAGTACAAGTACTACTACCTATGCACTATCTGATAGTACACTGGATGCATTGGAAGTAGTATTACGTAGAGATGGTACAGATATTCAACTTCAAAGAATTAGCTTTGAAGAATATCAAATTGTTCCTAATAAGACACAAACGGGAAGACCTACTCAGTTTACCATAAAGAGAGATAGAGATAATCCTACAATATATCTATGGCCTATTCCTGAAAATTCAACGGATATTTTAAATATTGAAGGTATAAGAGAACTGGAAGATGTAAATAGATCTGCTGGTCAGAATGCAGATATGCCTAAAAGATTTCTTCCACCACTTACTTGTGGTTTATCTTATTATCTTTCCATGAAAACTCCCGGTACAGAACCAGATCGTATAGGAATGTTGAAATCTAATTATGAGCAATTATTAAAGACGGCATTGGATGAAGATAGAGAAAGAGCAAATCTATTTCTTAGACCAAAATTAGGTTATATTTAATGGCTAGTAATAAAAATGCTCTGGCAATGTGTGATACATGTGGATTTGTTTATCCACATAGATTAATGAAATTAAATAGTTATGGGATGCTGGTATGCCCACAGGATTTTGATGGTCAATATGATCTGAAGAATAGTCCTTTAAACAAAGTACCTGATGTGAGAGATAACCCGGTAATACGTAACCCACGTCCTGATACTGGTGGTAGGCAGATTGATTGGGAAGCTGCTACTAATAATTGGGATGCAGAAGATAGAGGGTGGCAAGCAATATGAGTACATTAACTGGACGACAAATAGCTGATACATATAAGCAGCTCTTAAAATTAAATGTAAGTGCTAATTCAGGTGCTACATCTACTCTTACTTATCTTCAAACTGGAGATGCAACTAATATAGCAATGAAGGTTGCTACAAATGCTATTCAGATAACTGGTAAATTAGATGTAGATGGTTCTGTAGTTGCTGCTGGTGATTTAAGTATCGGAGGTACAGTAACAATAGGTGGTACCAATGTACAAGCAGCCAATGCCAAAGTATGTGCAAGTGCCTTCTATGGAGATGGTTCTAACTTAACAGGAGTTGATTCCAGTGTAGGTGGGAATGTCTGTGTAGGTAATATATCCGTAGTAGGGAATGTATATGTTAGTGGAACTTCTCAGTTTGTAAGTAAAGTAGAGTTTGACGATGATGTATGTGTAAGTGGTAATACCGTCCTTGTCGGTAATGTAGCCATAGGTGGAACGACCACCATTACAGGTGCAGTAAGTCTAGGAAGTACACTGGATGTGGCTGGTAATGTATCGGTAAGTGGTACATTTAAAGGAACAGGTGCAGCTACCTTTGCAAGTACCGTAACAGTTTCAGGTGCTGGTACATTTAAAACAAATGTATCCGTATCTGGTAATGTTAACATAGGTGGAACAACTACCATAGGAGGAGCCGTCAGTGTTGCAGGTGCTCTATCTGTGGGAGGAGCTACTAATCTACTTGGGACTGTAACCGTAGCAGGTGCAACATCATTAGCAAGTACATTGAATGTAGCTGGTGCAGTATCTCTAGCCAGTACACTGAATGTGGCTAATACAGCTACTATAGCTGGAGCCGTTACAATGGGAGATTCTCTTGGTGTAGGAGGAGCCTTATCCGTTGTAGGAAATACATCCATTGGAGGTAGTCTTAATGTAGGAGGAACTGTTACCATAGTTGGTACAGGCATCCAAGCTGCAAATGCACGAGTATGTGCCAGTGCTTTCTATGGAGATGGCACGAATCTGACTAATGTTCCACAAACAGGAAATGTTTCTGTTTCAACTTTACGTGTTGCTGGTGATGTTAGTATAGGTGGTACTCTTAGTGTAGCAGGTGCTGTTAATTTCCAAAGTACAGCCACTGTATCTGGAGCTGCTGGTTTTCTTGGTACGGTTCGTGTATCAGGAGCAGCAACATTAGCCAGTACTCTTGATGTAGCAGGGAATGTATCTCTTGGTGGAACACTGGCCCAAACAGGTATTGCAACCTTTGCTGCCAAGGTAGAGTTTGATGATGACGTATGTGTATCGGGTAATAGTGTCTTAGTAGGCAACTTAGCTGTAGGTGGTACTACTACTATTACAGGTGCAGTAAGTCTTGCCAGTACATTAAGTGTAGGAGGTGCAGCTAATTTTGCCAGTACAGTAACTATTGCAGGTACAAACGTACAGGCTGCAAATGCAAAGGTTTGTGCCAGTGCATTCTACGGTGATGGTGCTAATCTGACTAATGTTCCTGCTGCTATTACAGGTAATATATCTGTTAATAATGCTACTATAGGTGGAAATCTATTTGTAGGTGGAACAGCCACAATAGTTGGTAATACAACATTAACGGCAAACCTTGGAGTTGGTGGTACACTCACAGCCGTAGGTAAAGCAGAATTTGACGACGATGTTTGTGTTTCAGGCAATACAATACTTGTAGGAAATTTAGCAGTTGGTGGTACAACTACAATTACTGGTGCTGTTAGTCTTGCAAGTACATTAAGTGTTGGAGGTGCTGCTCATTTTGCCAGTACAGTTACAATTGCTGGAAATACAACTCTTACAGGTACATTAGGTGTAGGTGGTGCAGCTACATTTGCAAGCACCGTAACAATAGCTGGTAACACAACTCTCACTGGAAATCTTGGAGTTGGAGGTACTGCCACTGTTGTAGGCAAAGCAGAGTTTGATGATGATGTATGTATCTCAGGTAACAGTGTCTTAGTAGGTAATTTAACCGTAGGTGGGACAACAACTATTGCTGGAGCAGTAAGTCTTGCAAGTACACTATCTGTTGGAGGTGCTGCTCACTTTGCAAGTACCGTAACAATAGCTGGTAATACAACTCTTACAGGTACATTAGGTGTAGGTGGTGCAGCCACGTTTGCAAGTACAGTCACTATTGCTGGTAATACAACTCTTACGGGTAACTTGGGAGTTGGTGGTACTGCCACTGTTGTAGGCAAAGCAGAGTTTGATGATGACGTATGTGTAAGTGGTAACTCTATACTGGTAGGTAATCTAGCTGTTGGTGGTACAACTACAATCACTGGTGCAGTAAGTCTTGCCAGTACTTTATCTGTAGGTGGAGCTGCTCACTTTGCAAGCACTGTAACTATTGCTGGTAATACGACACTCACTGGAAACTTAGGTGTAGGTGGAACAGCTACAATAGTTGGTAAGGCAGACTTTGATGATGATGTTTGTATATCAGGTAATAGTGTCTTAGTGGGTAATCTGGCTGTTGGAGGAACAACAACGATTACTGGTGCTGTAAGTCTTAATAGTACATTAAGTGTTGGTGGTGCTACAAATTTACTTAGTACAGCTACAATAACAGGCAATTCAGGATTTCTTGGTACAGTCAGAGTATCTGGTAATTGTAGTCTGGAAGGACAATTACAACTTACCAAGAGTGCAGCAGCAGTTGTCTGTGCTACAGCTATTAATGGTGTGACTTCTGTATCTCTTGCATTTGGTACAGCACAGAATTTTGCCACAACTGTAACAGCAGCACATACATTGGCTAAACCTACAGGATGTCGAACTGGTCAAACAGGAAGTATATTCTTGGTACAATCGGGTGGTAGTGGTACAATGGCCTATAATGCCGATTGGAAGTTTATAGATGCAACAGATCCTACAATGTCAACATCTAATGGTTCTAATGATAGATTAGATTATATTGTTGTTTCTGCTTCCTCTGATGGTAAAGGTGGAGTTATACAAGCAATCTTAACACAGGAATATGGATAAAATAAATGGGTATTTTTCAAAATCATTTAATGGCTGCTGGTGCTACTGGTGCTGCATTTATGACAGCCACTGGTGGTACTATAACTACCGATGGTGATTATAAAGTTCATTCATTTACTTCAAGTGGTACATTCACAGTTACAGAACTTGGTAAGTCAGGTGGACCGGGAGATCAAGTTGAGTATTTAGTTATTGGTGGTGGAGGAGGTTCTGCCACTGGTGGTGCTGGTGCAGGTGGTTTTAGAGCTGCTAGTGGTTTCACGGTAGCTGCTCAAGCATATTCAATTACAGTTGGTGCTGGTGGTGCAGCCGGTAGACATTCTACATCAACGAATGGCAGTAATGGTTCAAATTCTGTTTTCTCCTCTATAACTAGTAACGGTGGTGGTTATGGTGCTCACGGCAACTATGGTGGTGCTGACGGAGGCTCTAACGGAAATTCCTCTGGTGGTGGTGCCGGAACTAACCATAGTGGTGGATCTGGTGGTGCTTACGGTAATGATGGAGGAGATTGTGCTAGTGTTGATGGTGGTGGTGCTGGAGGTGGAGGTGCAGGTGTTGCTGGAGATGACAAGACGGGCAACTTTGATGGTGGTAATGGTGGTAATGGAACGTCAAACTCTATAACTGGCAGTGCAGTTACAAGAGGTGGTGGAGGTGGTGGTGGTGGCTTTAATGGTCATGCTTCAACACGAGGTACTGCTGGTACAGGTGGTGGTGGTATTGGTATAGCAACACACAATGGAACTGGTACAAATGGAACTGCAAATACAGGTGGTGGAGCTGGTGGTCATGGTAATGGAACTCCATTAGGTGGTGCTGGTGGTTCTGGCATTGTTATTATCAGATATCAATTTCAATAGGAAATACTATGGCACATTTTGCAGAATTAGATAAAAATAATATTGTGTTACGTGTAGTTGTTATAGACGATAAATATGAACAAGAAGGTATTGAATGGTGTGAAAATTTTTTCAATGGAGGAATTTGGATTCAAACAAGTTATAATGGATCTATAAGAAAAAATTATGCAGGTGCCGGTCATAGATATGATCCTAATCGAGATGCTTTTATTGGACCAAAACCTTTTAATAGTTTTATATTAAATGAAGAAACTTGTAGATGGGAGCCTCCTATTCCGTTCCCAATGACTTACGTATATGTAGCAGAGTTAGATGGTAAGCAGCATGATAAATATGAATGGGATGAAGAAACACTAAGTTGGATTGGTCCTCTTGTTTTTAATAGAGAGGCTAATAAATGGGAAGTGAAATAACTAATGGTCATGGTCAACTTCAGATAAATTCTGATAAAACGAAAGCCTTTCTTGCAACTCATAAAGTAGGTTCAATGACTATGTATGCAGCCTTGGCTCGTAAGAATGGATGGGAAATTATTGAGGTAGATAAAGCTCCTAAGACTTGTCAGATTTATGGTTTAATACGACATCCGATTTCAAAGTTAGCTAGTTCAATGGCACAAGAATGGGCATCTCACAAGGATTGGCCTAATTCTTATCAAGTTAAAATATTCCGTCGAATGTTGGATAATGATTTTTTATGGATGATGGAAGCAACTGAGGACTTTATGGCACCACAATATTTATCCCTAAATAGGTTTCCCGGTATTAAAATAGTACAATTTGAAAACTTCAATCAAATTTGGGGTCATCTTGGAATTAATAATCCCGGCTTTCACCATAATAATAGTAGGGCAAATGGGTTTCATGGTACGGCTAGAACTTTGATAGAACGGGCAGCTATGAAACATGAATCAACTATATTAGATAAGTATGCTCACGACTTAGTTATGTGGAAAGAAGCAAAAAGTGTACGTCAAAAATTTGAAGATGCAACAGGTATACCATGATAAAAAAATTAGTTTTAGGTTTATTTTTAGGACTGTTCTCAGTAGACGTAATGGCTAATGATGTCTCTGTGCAAGAACATGAACAAGGTCTTCGTAATACTCCGTGTGGTGAAAATAGTGAGCAACGTGATTCATTAATAGGCTTTTATCAACATGAGTATAATGCTACTTATAAGGAATTAAATAAAAAAGAAATAGATATATTTTTAAAACGAGTCAATCAAGAAGATTCTGATATAGTAAATGTAAGAGTTCTTCAATCTCCTTTTCATGATTCGTATGCTATTATAGCTTCCCATCTATTTCAGAATTTTTTAGATGGAAATCTTCTTGTTGAAGTATACTGTGCAAAAAAAATAGGTGACTCTTTTGTTATATATATCAAAGGAGATATGTTTAAAGAATTTATTGGAAAAGATTTTTCAGAATTAGGGAAAGATTAAAGGAGTTTAATATGTGGGCCTTAGTTAAAGATGGTAAAGTACAAGAAACTTATAGTACTCCAAAATGTATTATATTGGATGAGGTACGATATCCATCTAATATGTTTACTCTTTATACTACAGAGGAAAAGAAACGAATTAATATCTATGATATAAATAAAAAAGATCTTCCTGATCTGGCTTTTTATAATGTAGGTACTTCTTCTTATTCTTATGATGCAGATAAAGAGACAGTTAATGAAGAGTTTTCCATAACGGAAAAACATTTGTCTGTATTAAAACCTTATCATAAAGAAAAGTGTAAACAAAAAGCATATGGAAGAATAGAACTTTTCAATTGGTTAGTACAACGATATGTATATGATAATAGCCAAGCTATACCTGATGCAGTAGTTAAGTATGTTGCTTCTGTTCGTACTCATTGTAATACTATTTGTACTGCCATAGATAACTGTAATAATCTTGACAATTTTAAAATAGTATATGAGAAAATATATAATAATAATGGAGAATATTATACGTGGCCTGATTATACCAATGTAAAACAATATGAAAGAGGATCATGAGAACTTTATTAATTACTGTATGTTTAATTATATTAATACCAATTCTATTTATATTTCTAGCTGATGTTAATGCTCAAGAAAGTACTAAAGAAGGGATAAATATTTTTCCTCGTCCATTTCAGAAAAATATGACCTGTTCTCATACTGACTTTGTACATCAAGATTTGAAAGAGAGATTACAGACAGTTAAAGTTTGGTGGGGTTTAGATAATGATAATAATCTTACAGAATTATTTTTAAATCAAAATACTGGAAGATGGTTCTTTATGATCTCTTTTCCAGATAAAATAACATGTGGTCTTGTCGGAGGAGATATGAGTGTTCCTTATGACAAGAATCCATACTTTAAGTAGGAGTTAAAGATGGCATCAACATATACTAGTAGAATAAGACTTACTAAGCAAGCCGATGGTGAGAACCCTAATACATGGGGAACTATTCTAAATAATCAAGTTATTGATTTATTGGATGATGCTATAGCTTCATATACAACAGTATCTATTGGATCGGCTGCAACAGTTACATTAACACAGAATGAAGGAGCAGCAGATCAAACAAGATCAGCTTTCCTAGAATTGACAGGTTCAGTAGGTGGTACGAATAATACTATCTCTTTGGTGATTCCTGCTAATTCCAAAAGCTACGTTATTAATAATAAAGTATCTGCCAATACTACAGCCTCAGATATTGTCAAGATGAAGACTGCCAGTGGGCAAGGTTATGATATTCCGTTTGGAGCTGTAGGTTTAGTTATCTGTGATGGAACATCTGTTCATGCAACCAATACAAAGGCACTCAGTCTAGGTACAGCAGCCAGTGCAGATATTGGTGTATGTGCAACTAATGTTCCCGATACATCTCTTGCTGATATACGATATCTTAAAGTATCAGTCACCACTGATATAACTCTTCTTGGTGCTAAAACAATGAAGTCTGGTAGCTTTGTTATTTCAACATCAGCCAGAGCTTATAATCCGATTGTTACAGTAACAGATGCAGCTTGTATTAGTGTGAACTTTGCCTTGGGAAATAATTTCCTAGTTACATTGGCAGGGAACAGAACTTTAAAAGCTCCTGCAAATTGTACTGTAGGACAAGGAGGAAATATATATTTTATACAGGATGGTACAGGTAGTCGTACATTAAGCTATAATACTGCATGGCAATTTGTATCAGCCACAGTTCCTACTCTGAGTACAGGAGCAAGTGATGTAGATATAATGGTTTACAGTGCAAGAAGTGCCACAACTATTGATGCAGTAGTGCTACTAGATTTTGATAGGTAAATATGTCCTCTTCAAATGCTAAACTTGTCAAGTTAAATTTTACTCCCGGTATTCGTCGGGAAACGACTCAGTATGCTGAAGAGGGTGCTTGGTATGACACTGATCGTGTAAGATTTAGAGCAGGTAAACCAGAGAACTTACGTGGTTATGAAACTAAAGTATCAGCCACATTTGATGGTGCTGCTCGTGACTTGATTGCATGGAGAGATAATGATCAGTTTAAACGGGCAATGTTTGGTACACCTCAAAAACTATATGAATACAATGGAGATACAATAACTGATATAACTCCTGTATCTACCTCTGTAACTATTACGAATGCATTTACCGTAGCTTTATCAGCCACCACGGTAACGGTAACAGCTCCCGGTCATGGTAGAAGTACAGGTGATTATGTATTCTTTACCAGTGTATCAGGACCAAGTGGTGGTGTAACCATAGGTGGAAATATAATATTTGGTACGAGTGTGTTTCAGGTGAGTGTTATAAGTGCTAATGCTTTTGCCATAACTGTATCAGCAACAGCCAGTGCTGCTCAATCCAGTGCAAGTCAGGCAACAGCACACTATCCAATCTTTACAGGAGTATCAAATGCTACTCCCGGTCTTGGTTATGGGGCTGCTGACTATAATGCTACAGAGCCTACATCAGTAGGGATAAGTAAGGTTACAACCAATGCAGGTAGTCCTCTTGTAACTGTCTCATGTGCTGCTGCCCATAATGCTGCTGCCAATGATTTTGTATTCTTTAAACCATCCAGTAATAGTGTAACACCAGCTACAGTGGGTGGTAACTTAATACTAACTAAACCTAGTGTGGGTGGTGTAAGTGTAGGTGGTCCATTATTTACGGTAACATCTGTTGCCAGTACACAAATTATTATTACGGCCTTGGCTAATGCAAGTGCATCTGGAGATGTTACATCTAATTTAAATATGACTGCACGTATCTTCCCACAGAGTACGACAGGTAGAGAATGGAGTGATCCAACTTCTGCTGGAGCAACTGCATTCTCCAGTGAGATCACACAATGGAGTCTGGATAATTGGGGTGAAGATGTAATAGCTAATCGTAGGAAAGGAACAATATATTTCTTTGATACAGATGCATCTACTTCTCCAACACGAGTAGTCAAAGTTTCAGGAGCAACTAATTCAACACCGACTACGGTTAATTCTATATTGGTATCTCCCAATGATAGACATCTAATAGCTCTTGGTGCTAATACATTTAATACAACTTCTTCACCAACTGGTACTTATAGTCCATTAACAGTACGATGGGCTAATCAGGGAGACTATACAAATTGGGTTCCTTCTGTTAGTTCCACATCAGGTGAAGTAGAACTTGCAGATGGTACAGGAATTATTGGTGGAGTACGTTCCAGAAATGCTGTTAATATTTGGACGGATAATGCACTCTGGTTACAGACATTTGTTGGTCCACCCTTTACATTTAAGTTTACACAGATGGGATCTAACTGTGGATTGATAGCACCACATGCTGCTGTAGATTATGATGGTCGTACAGTATGGATGGGCTTTGATAACTTCTATGTATTTGATGGACAGGTACGTACTCTGGATTGTACAGTAAGACGTTACATATTTGACAGACTAAATCTTACAGCCAAGGATAAAATATTTGCAGGAATTAATTCAGAGTTCAAAGAAGTAATATGGTTATATCCATCTACTGATGGTAATGAATGTGACTCATATGTAATATGGAGTCCAGATGAAAACTACTGGACCTATGGTAGTGGTATTTTTACTACTTTTATAGATAAGGATATTTTTGGAAATACAGTTACAACGGGAGTAAGTGTGGCTGGTAATAATTTATATGACAATGAACCAGAAGGTGTCTTTACTGCCAATGGAGAAGCTATAACTTCTTTCTTGGAGTCGGCAGATTTTGATATACAGGATGGTAATGAGTTAATGTTCATTGATCGTATTGTACCTGACTTGACCATGAATGATGGAACGATTCAGTTCTCTGTACAAACTAAAGATTTTCCTGATCAACCAGATGCAGAACTGGTGGAGAAAGGACCATTTTCAATTACGAAGAGTACACAAAAAGTTGATTTACGAGCACGAGGAAGGCAAGGGAGAGTAAGAGTATCATGTGATTCGGCTGGTACGAAATGGCAATGGGGAACCATTCGTATGTCGATGCAACAGGATGGAATGAGGTAATGGCACGTTAT